GAAGATATGTTACGTAACGGATCTCTTTATGATGAAGTCCGTATTATTAAGTTAGATAATGATGGGAAAGAGAAACCAGAATGATGTATATGTTTGATGTGGAGACTCTGGGAGTAGAGTCTACCACTGTTGTTTTGTCTGCTGCGATTATTAAATTTGATCCATCAAACACCACACTCACGTATGACGATTATATTTCCGAAGCACTGTTTGTTAAGTTTGATGTGCAGGAACAAGTAACTAAGTATAAACGTACCATTGATAAATCTACTATTGAGTGGTGGTCAAAACAACATGACTATGTTCGCAAGGTAAGTTTTCTTCCAAGTAAGGAAGACGATCTATCTGCTGTTGAGGGAATTAAACGTATCGCTGAATATATTGATACGCCATACAACGAAAACACAATGTGGTCACGTGGCTCGCTTGATCAAATGTCAATCGACAGTTTATGTAAAGTATCAGGACAAGAATTGATTGCGCCATATAACAATTGGCGTGACATTAGAACTGCTCTTGACTGCTTGACAGAAACAAGTAAGAATGGATACTGTGATCTAAAGATCCCTTTCGACAAGGGATCAAATGTCATCAAACATCACCCAATTCATGATTGTGCTTATGACATCATGATGTTAATACATGGAAAATAATAATTTATGGATTTTTACACAAGTGTTGTTCAGCAAGGCAACAAACTTTGCGTTCGTGGATATGAAGATGGTATTCCGTATTCTCGAAAAATAGATTTTTACCCAACACTTTATGTCTCATCGAAAACTAAAAAAGTCGGTGAGACTTTTCACACATTAGAAGGACAACCTGTTTATTCTATACAGCCAGGAACAATCAAAGATACTCGTGAGTTTCTTGAGCGATATAAAGATGTTCAGGGATTTGACGTATATGGTTATGGCACTACCAACTTTGCGTATCAATACATTTCAGATAGTTTTCCATCTGAAATATCCTTCAATAAAGATGTAATTAAACGGATTTCTATCGACATTGAAACTTCCACCGAGGAAGGGTTTCCTGACATTGAGACTGCGAATGAAGAGATTCTTCTAATCACAGTAATGGATAATCAAACAAAAGAGATTCATACCTTTGGTCGCAATCCTTACACAGGAAATAAGAATGTAAGATTTCATCATTGCGAAAATGAAAATGCGCTGTTGTTGAACTTCATCGATTTCTGGAAAGATAGTTATCCTGATGTGGTCACAGGATGGAATATTGGTTTCTTTGATATTCCTTATCTGATTCGTAGGATAACAAATATCCTCGGCGAATCACATGCAAAACTTATGTCACCATGGGGTCAGATTTATGAACGTCGTGTTCATGTGAAAGGTAATGAACAAATCACTTATGATATCGGAGGTGTTTCTTGTTTAGATTATCTCGATCTGTATAAAAAGTTTACCTACTCGATGCAAGAATCCTACAAGTTAGATCACATTGCGTATGTTGAACTTGGTGAGAATAAACTTGATTACTCAGAGTATGAATCATTCAAAGATTTTTATACTCACGGATGGAAGAAGTTTGTTGATTATAATATTCACGATACTGTTCTTGTCGATAAACTTGAAGACAAGATGAAACTCGTAGAGTTGGCTATCGTTATGGCTTATAACGCAAAGGTAAACTATGAAGATGTTTTCTCACAGGTTCGCATGTGGGATACAATCATCTATAATCATTTGCGCAGTAAAAAGATTGTTATCCCAAACAAAACTAACAACGAAAAAGATTCTGTTATCGAGGGTGCTTATGTTAAAGATCCTCTCGTGGGTATGCATGACTGGGTTGTTTCTTTTGACTTAAACAGTCTATATCCGCATTTGATTATGCAATATAACATTAGTCCTGAGACAATGGATACTGGATATAAACACATCGGTGGTGTTGGTTATTTCCTTGAGCATGCTGAGACTGGTGGATATCACGATTTAGATTTGGCTTGTACTGCTAATGGTTGGTGTTATCGTAGAGATGTCAAAGGGTTCTTGCCCGAGTTGATGGAAACTATGTATACCAATCGTAGTAAATCTAAAACGCAAATGCTGAAGATTCAACAACAGTATGAGAACACTAAAGACGAATCGTTGACTAATGAGATCTCTCGCTTGAATAATCTTCAGATGGCTCTTAAGATTGCGTTGAACTCAGCTTATGGTGCGTTGGCTAATCAGTATTTCCGATACTACGATAAACGCATGTCTGAGGGTATCACGCTAAGTGGTCAGTTGTCTATTCGTTGGATGGAAAAGAAATTTAATGAATACTTCAACAAACTATTGAAGACTGAGAAAGAAGATTATGTTATCGCAGTTGATACCGACTCAGTATATTTGCGTTTCGGTCCATTGGTTGATAAAGTCTTCACAAAAGATGAACAAAAAGACAAAGACAAAGTAGTCAAGTATATTGATAAGATTTGTGAGGATCGTCTTCAGCCATTTATTGATAACTGTTATGCAGAGTTGGCTCAAAGACAAAACGCATATGATCAAAAAATGATTATGAAGCGTGAGGTGATTGCCGACAAAGGTGTTTGGACTGCCAAGAAGCGTTACGTATTAAACGTACACAACTCTGAGGGTGTTCAATATGCTGAGCCGAAGATGAAGATTATGGGTCTTGAGATGATCAAGTCTTCAACTCCGCTTGTTGTTCGTGCTAAATTAAAAGAAGCAATGAAGATTGTGATCGCAGGTGATCAATTGGCTTTACGTAAATTTATTACAGAATATCGAAAAGAATTCTACAATCTTCCTGTTGAAGATGCAGCATTCCCGAGAAGTGTGAACAACTTAAAAGAGTACACTGATTCTGCAAACATCTATCGCAAATCAACACCAATACATGTTCGAGGTGCGTTGATGTATAATCACTTCATTAAAGAACATGGATTGCTTGGCAAACACCAACTGATTCGTGAAGGCGATAGGATTAAATTTATCTATCTTCGTGAGCCGAATGTTATTCGCGAAGATGTGATTAGTTTCACAAGTGTATTGCCAAAGGAACTTGGTTTACATAAATACGTTAATTATGAAAAACAATTCGACAAAGTGTTTCTTGATCCTCTGATTGCAATTATGCAATCAATTGGTTGGACATTAGAAGAACAGAATACACTTGATGACTTCTTCGCATAATTATTTGATAAAAATATGACAATACGGTATACTATAAAGACAAAGGAGAATATATGACAAATTCATTTCCAGACATTGAAGACGTAGAAGCAAAAGATAAGCCCATCGAAAACGAAAGACCCAATGTTGTATTGCATTGTGAGAAGCATGGCGAGATTAGAGAAGAATATGTTTTTCGTGTAAATATGCCTGACCATGGTTACGATAGAAAAATGTATTGCCTAGTGTGCGCAATTGATTATCTATCAATGATTGCGTCAGAAGTTCAAATCGTACCTGTTGAGGAGACAAACAATGAGTAATTTTTTAAAAGATATCGTAAAGGAACTTGATAATGAATATGCGGGACTGGCTGATGATGGCGTGGTCGGTGATACTGATAGTTTTATCGATTCTGGTTCTTATTCCCTTAATGCTCTTCTCAGCGGTAGCATCTATGGTGGTCTTCCTGGGAACAAAGTTACAGCTCTGGCTGGTGAGTCTTCCACAGGAAAAACCTTTTATGCTCTTGGCATTGCGAACAACTTTCTTCGCAGTAATGCACAGGCTGGAGTCATATACTTCGAAACAGAAGGTGCGCTGAATCGTGAGATGTTAGTAGATCGTGGTATTGATACCAAACGATTTATGCTTGTTCCTGTTTCAACTGTTCAAGAGTTTCGTACTCAAGCAACTAAAGTTTTAGATGCTTATGAAAAGACACCTAAGAAAGATCGTCCACCTTTGATGTTCTTTTTAGATTCACTTGGTATGCTTTCAACTTCTAAAGAGATGGAAGATATTGGTGAAGGTAAAGATACTCGTGATATGACACGTGCTCAACTTATTCGTGGAGCATTCCGAGTTCTATCATTGAAATTGGCTAAGATGAATGTTGCTATGGTTGTTACTAATCATACCTATGCTGTTGTTGGTGCGTATATGCCAACTAAGACTATGGGTGGTGGTGATGGTTTGAAATATGCAGCATCCACAATTGTTTTCCTTTCTAAGTCGCAAGATAAAGACGGCACTGAAGTGATTGGTAATATTATAAAATGTAAACTAGAAAAGTCTCGCTTCACTCGCGAGAAATCTATGGTCGAAACTAAACTCTCATTTACCAAAGGTCTTGACCGATATCACGGACTTGCTGATCTTGCGATTGAGGCAGGAATCTGGAAAACACAAGGTGGTCGAATCGAAGTACACGATGGTCGTAAAGTATTTGGTAAAAACATTGCCAATAATCCCTCTGAGTTTTTCTCCGAAGATATCTTAAAACAACTTGACACT